GGACTGGGCAAGGGGGGCTACTTAGTAAATAACTTTTCAGTCGCCTTTTTGCTTCCAGTTTCTTTCGTGAGCGAACTATTGACAACCTTTTCCCAAATACATCTCCAGCCTTCTGGGGCGTTGTATTCACTAACAAATACTTTATTTCCACGTTCTACCCAATTATTGCACCAATTCCAGAACTCTTTATGTCGTATTGAGTCGTGGTATTTTGTTGTATCTTGATACGGAGGGTCGCAATAAATTATTGATGGTGTAATTGGTATTGTTAGAGCTTGGTAGTCGGAACAAATAAATTTTACATCTTTTATGTGTTTTGTCTGTTTCAAAAGATTATCCCTGCTTTCTTTGCAGTAATTTCTTGGTTGTCCGTTATTTGCATTTCCCCTAGCATACCCACCAAACCACTTGCCAGAATAAGAACATCCAATACCAACAAAACCAATTAGTGCCTTTTCTTCTAATGTAGCACCACAACATAACTTGGAGTTTTCTTTACATAAATTATATGTTTCCTCGTCTATATCTTCTGGGGGTTTCCAACCTTTTTGAACGGCCTGAAACATTGATATTAAGAAAGGATTTACATCACTACCATATTTAATAAACCCATAAACTTTATCTATCATATTTGCACCACCAACAAACGGCTCAATCCAATTTTGATATTTACCAACACCAGACATACCGCCACATTCAGTAGTAATGGCCTGTAAAATCTCTTTGGAGTGTCTATTTTTTGAACCTACATATTTCATCTTCTTTATCTAATTATTCTATTAAAGCTGAGTGGGGGGATTAAAAACCACTTATTTCTAACTTTTTACGTTCACCTGATAAATTTTCAATTTGTCTGATATTATATTCAATATCTTTTTTGGCTTTTATTATTTCTTCATCAATTACACTAATTCTTTTTGCTGGACTTTGTTTAGCACCCTTCTTTTTATACCAATGAATGCAACTCTCAACACAAGAATGCTGGTCGTGGAGTGCGAACAAATCTTTATCATCATACTTGTCTAAATTATATTTTTCTATACCCTCAATATCATTTAGGTTACAATAAAAAGTTAAAACGCCTCGTTTCTGTGCTTCTTCTAAGGTGAATGACTTGTTATCTGATGTCCTATTTACACCCCAAAACGTATCAACCAATTTCAATTCATTTTCATATTTGTCTTTTTCTTCATTCCATTCAGGGTATTCCATAACAACAAGTAATCCCTCAAAACAATGGCTTAGTGAGCCACCCCAAGACTGTTTATTGTATTCTTCAGTATTCCAATTAAAATTATAAACGTCTCCTATTTTTAATTTGTTTATTTTCTTTTCCATTTTATTATTCTTTTATTCTATTAAAGCTGAGTGGGGGGATTAGTCCCAATGTTGCATTTCGTGAACTTGTAAACTATCTCTATTTTCCCTTTCAATCCATTTATCGCAATCTGCACACCTAGCACCTTTTTCAAAATCATCACCGACCGCTAGATACCAATTTGGTTCATAAGCCCATTTCTCACCATCTTTTAATTTTATTTCTTCTCTCATATTATTTTAATCTCCAAAAACCTTTAATAATTCCAGCTAATTTTTGGCATATTTTTTCATAATCGCCACTAAACATAAGCAAATCATAACTACATAAGCACTCGCCAAAATTATTAGGGGTCGTTCTGTAGCATAATGGACATCTGTGTATATTTTTCATTTTTTTCTTTTCCATTTTATTATTCTTGCACTGGGGGCGTTATTATAATCTCCAAACTTGATAAATAACCTAACAAGGACTGTATAGCAATTTCTTTCTGTTGCCCTTGTGAGTTTTCTACATTTTTAATATAATATTGTAATCTATATACCCATTTATTTAATTGTTCTTTTTCCATCTTATTTTTTTATTATCTTGCTAGACTTGTGAGAGTGGGAGGTGGGGAAGGATTTAGGATTCGAACCTAAGGTAGCCAGTTACTTTCAAACTCAGTCCAGCTACAGTTCCCTCTTTTTGTATGGGATTCTTTTCAGTTAACTTGCAATAAGCCACTCTGCCAATCTTCCCCCATCTCACACCCTCTTTGATTTGATTAAGGACAGATGCCGTGACCCGACTGGTGTCCAGTTATTCCCCCGCTTGGGACACTCCGCGATACATTTCTGTTTCAAGTTTTAAACTCTCATCAGTCGCGTTTATACCTTTCGGTAGCGGGGCTAGATGTGGTCTTGCATATCGGGTCAATACTATATCAACGGGCTTCTGATGACCACCCACGACATCTATCCTTAATCTTGTTGTTAAAGACCTCTAAATAATTCAACCTTTAAATTACACTCTTTTGAATATCCTATACCTATCTCACTATAGTTCTTGTTTAAGATGTTAGCTTTGTGTCTAGGTGACCCCATAAGGGCTATAAAGGCGTCTAAATCGTTAGCAAAGTCCTTTGATAGGTTTTCACCTGCATAGTCATAATCAAGACCTTTAAACGAATCTATCCAACCTATATGACTCCATTGTTTGTTGTGACATAACTGCTCTGCTCTAACTTCTGCTCTCTGATTAAGGACAGCAGACTCCTGAAGCGGAACGTCTCTAACTAAGTTTATTAAGAATAGTAGTGTTATTATCATAAAATATTGTTACAATTAAACTTCCTAATAAAAAACCTACGATTATTCCTGTGTAGATGTTCATATGTTTATCTATTACCCTCCTCTCCCGGTTTATCCGCTCCACTCATATCTGGCTCATCGGGGATGTCGACCGCCATCTCCTCAAGACACTGATCACAAACTTCATCGTTACCTGCATAACCTTGAACGAATAAATCTCCACATCTGCTACATTTTAATTCTTTCATACTCATAATTATATACTTACTTATAAATGATTGCAAACAGGGGGGATGTGGATAACTCAAAAGGTAATTATAGCTATATCTTTAGCCCTAGAATAAGATAACGACTTAGCTTTCTTCTTCTCGTTAACAATCTGATTTACATTTATAAGACAAAATCCTTTAGGATATTTAATACAGAAGTAAGCTGGTTCATTGCGTAGATAGACATAGTCTGGTAGTCCAGCTACACCGGTTGTGCGAATCAAGACCCCGGACTTACTCTCTTGAATAGCTAAGGCGTAGTTTATCTGTTCATCAGTAATCTCTGAAAGTCTAATAGAAGTCTTTGATCGAGAGTCCTTCATCTCAATTGACGAGGTATAACGTGGATTAGCCTTAAGCCAAGTTCTAAACTTAATACCAGACTTAGATTCCTTCTGTTTATTTTGTTGTGGAAGTGATGGGAGCATTATTTTGCATGTGGGTTAAAATCTTGACCTAATAAAAAGCTATTATATACCTTCTGATCCCAATGTCCTCCGATCAGATAGAAGATCTCAATGTCTTTTAAATTCTTAATGTTTCTCTGTCTCTCATGCATCTGGAAATTTGCGACAAAGGCGTCATCCATTGAGGCAAAGACCATACAGTCAAACATCCAACCATCCCACGATTCACCCATCTTTGAATTAACTAGGAAGTAACACTCTTCAGACTCTTGGGCTTTCTTAATGGTGTTACCTTGATCTTTTGTCTGACCGTTAAGGATGAATACATCTTTATATTCTTTAAGTTTGTTTGCTAAGTCGTTTATCTGTTCAGTGTATCGGCAAACTATAATAATCTTTTTATATTCTAACTCTATTAACCACTTATATTTATTTCTCTGCTCGTGCTGATGTTCATTAGTCCAGGTAACTATCTCTCCGACTGGTGGTACATATTTATCTGACTTAATCTTTACCACTGTTGGCTTGACCGGTGGAAGATACTCAACTACATCACTTAATGATACCTGATCACAATATTTTTTGCGTAGTTTATATATCCCTTCACGCCAGTTTTTCTTAGGCATCCAGATCGGCCAGGGCTGAAAATGAGTTTTAGTAAGTTCAAAAAACTCTGTTCTCCATTGCTTCCAGTCAATATACACTCCTATATAACACAGAAGACTGTGGAATGACCAAGGCGAGTTTCTAACCATCGAACCCGATAACCCCATCAAATGGCAGTTAGGATAGGCTTTAACTAGGTTATAGAGAGTTGTAGCTAGTTCAGAACGACCTTTAACGAATAAGGAGGCACCAAAATTATGGATTTCGTCAATTACAATAGCAGTAGGATTAACTATCTTTGAAGCGTGTTTTTTAAATTCTTCTTTAGTTAACACAGTAGCTCTAGTACCCATACTTTGCCATTCTTTCTTATTACTCTTCTTACAAATAATAAAGGTATTGTTACCCTGTTGTGGATTATCGATCCAATAGCACGCTGGTAATGTCTTACCAACTCTTGGTGACCAGTCCAAAAGTATCTTCTTAGGGTTTAAGTCAATGATTCTTTGTTGATGTGGTAAAGGTTTTAATTCCATAACTAATAATGGGCAGGATAGGCCGGCTGAGGCTATTAAACTTACTTAGGTGGTGGCTGTGAAACGGCTCCTTAGACCGAAAGCAACCATATCACTACCTCTTAAAATGCCAGCCTGTTCTGCCCACTATAGATATACAATTAGAAGTTCTTTGGGGCTTCTACCTTGCCTGGCAAAGCATCATAATCTTTGTCGGCTTGGCTTTTCTCATTATAATAAGTCTTCTCCATTTCTACTGCAACTTTTATCTTAGCAATAGACTCCAAAACTAATGGCAACTCAGTACCATTGATAGTCCTGTCTTCGGTATAAGTTATCTGATTCCATGCGGTGCTACCGTTCTCCTTTGGTACGGAGTTTAGGGTGGTAACTACAGCATTTGGGGTAACAGTTTTCTTATAATCACGGAAGGCATACATAGAAGTTCCTCGGATAGAGAACTGGTACAATTCATCTTTATACAAAACATAAAGCACCTTATTCTCTTCCAATTTACTAATATCTTTACCCTTAGCCGACTTACCCTGATACTGTGAGCGAGATTTTAATTCCGCTGGTGTACCACGATCAATTTCGGCCTTATCTTTGAATAATGGGATTACTTGGTCATCAGTGTCATAGATAGGTGAAGATACATATCCTTCACCATCATAGAACTTTAATTGCTTACGCTCATAAAGTACAATCACATCAATTTCCTTACCAATCTCTTCCTTCTCCCAGACTTTCTTACCGTCTTCGTCTACTTCGTCTGATTGATTGCTGGTAAAGAATGTTCCAGCTTCTACAGTAACTTTCATAGACTTACCCTTACCTTCAGTTTGGTCCTGAGAAACAAATTCAAGTCTTGGTATCATAATTCGGCTAAGACCTTGCTCAACAGGGTAACTATCCTTTAACATTGCTAACTCCTCTGCGCTAATTACTTTTTGTATTTCTTTTGTCATTATTTTATTTATTATCTTATAATTCTCTAATCTCTACCGACCTAGAGTTTTTAGACACTATCGGGCGTTTCTGGGGCGTTGTTCTGTATAGTAACGGACTCCAGGTAATTGCTTGCCTTCTTTCATGGCGGAACGAATAGCAACTTCATTCGGTAATATATATTCTACTGGCAACATAGTGACATCCATCACTTCAAAACACTGTGTAGTGATAAATGATGTTGAGCCGGAGTCAGTCTCTACCTTTTTATCAACCCGGTCAATCTTAGCTAGTTTATCTACCGCTTTATCTATATCAATTTTACCAGACTCCATTTTAGCAACTATTTTAGCTTCCTCGGCTTTTTCTTTGGCAATCTTGGCTGTCTGATAGGAGACCATTTTACTATCAATGATAGTAAGATTAGCTTCACACTTGTCTTCCACTGGTTTGAACCAGCTCTTAAATTTCTTTAATGTCTCATTGAGTGGGTCAAGGACTTCACCCTTCTTTTCTTTGATCGCTTTAGCATATTCTTTTAACTGTGAGCGATACTCCGAAGCAGTGGCCATAGACTCGGCATCTTTAATCACTAAGTCTGCTACCTTCTTAGAGACAAGGGCAACTGTTTTTTCTATTGGGACTAATTCTTTTTGGATTTCCATAATTTTAATTTATGTGTTTAGCATAATTATAAATTGCCAACCAAATTTTTAATAGTATTTTTTTCATATTTTAGTTTCATCTCATTACAAACCTTGTCTTGATTTAGAGAATAGTTAATAAAAAGTGTCCCCATAATAGCGAAGACACAGAAGCCGACAATAAATCCTCCAATAATAGCACCTAAGACTGACCCACCAATAAATGTTTTTGTTTCTTTTTTCATTTTTATCTTTTAATTTATCTTAATAATTTATACGACCATACATACATAATAATACATACACATAATATTGCAAGGGATGGGGTGTGGATAACTCTACGGCTCTAGTTAGCCATTTTTTTCAAAATATGTTTGACCACCTCCTTATTAAACGCATTGCCTAAACACTTATATCTCTGACTGTTGCTTATTCCTTCAGTGTAATTATCTGGGAGAGATTGCAGGCGTTCACATTCTATTGGGGTAAGTTTGCGGATTATGGAATCAGCTTGATAAAGACCAGCGTTATCAGCACCACCGCGACCAGCACAACTAATAGTGGCAGATTTTCCATTCACATCATAAACATTTCCAGCTTGTCCTTTTTTAGCATAGATGTTTCCAATACAATACAACCCCGTCTTTGCCCCACGACCACCACCGAGAGCTGATAGACCGACCGACTTGCCTTCTGGAGAGTAGATTCTATCACCTTGACCACCTTTGCCGATTTTCCCTACACGAATAATTGAAACTCCATCATTACCGTAACCTTTATAACAAGAAGCAGTAACCGCTTTAGCTTTATCGTTTGCTTCGCACAATCCTTTTAGTCCATACTTCGGAGAAATATTTACCTTATATTTCTCATCAACATTCTCCTCCAAAATATCTTTCAACAATATCCCCCTGTCTTTTGGCAAGGTAACATTCGGTATATTTGTCCAAAACAATCTCTTTCGGTTCTGCGCTGAAACAAGGGAGGCATTTATCATTATTGGTTCAACACCAAGAGCTTCGGTGATAATTGCCTTTGCTTCCTTTGGCATAGAGTTTACATTTTCAAGCACGAAGTATTTCGGCTTTACTTCTTTCAAGATACGAACATACTCCCAGAATAGACCCGACCTTGCACCATCTAAGCCTTGACGATTCTTCTTGGCGATTGATAGGTCTTGGCAAGGTGAGCCACCGATGAGGAGATCTGGCTTGAATAATGGTTGCAAACCAACTACGCTACCAACTTGAATAGTCTTCGGATGATTCTTCTGTGTAATCTGACTAGCATACTTATCTATCTCGGAAGCGTAATACTCCACATCATACCCTAATTCTTTTAGGGCTTGCTGGGCCACTGATATACCGTCAAATAATGATAATACTTTAATTTTTTTCATAATTTTTTACATATTCCTCCATTTGTTTATAAATCTTTTTTATTTCAGAGGCGAAGAGAAGGATGTCTTGCATGGTGCGTTTAGTTTTAAAGATTTGAATGTGGTCTTCAATCGGTTCGACAAAGGAGATGGAGAAGTCTCCGTTATCTTGTGTAGGGAGCCAGACAAGAGCAATATCCATATCCTCTGGTTTGATTTTATTAGTAATATAATTCATTAAACAGTACATTGTGATCTGACCATGTTCATCTGTACGTTTTTGATCCCAGGCTTTTTTACCAGTCTTAAATTCGAGTAACTTATTATGGCTCTTATCACAAAAAGAATCCGCATAACCTACAAGGGGGATACCAGATAAATTGACACTGAACTTATGTTCCATTTTAGAATGTCGTGGGACTTGTGGTAAATAGGTAGGATCAGTCTCTAAGAGTTTACCAATTTTTTTACCCCAGTCCATTTCCTTACTAGATTTTGGAACTTCACCATCTATATATTTTTTTGCCCAGTCCTCTTTAGAATAATTCCATGACGAAATAGCAGACCATGATAGAGGTCGTTGATTATTAAAAATGTCTTTAATTAGTTTTTTTTGCATTTGTTTGGAATTTATTTTAATTTGTTTTACTCGTTGTCTTTGTTCGTAAGGAAGATTTTGATAGGCAATATATTCATTAATAAATATATGCATTTCTTCTTCATCTAAGTTTTGTTTAACTATTTTGAGGTAATTAGGTAGTCCATATTTTTTACGCCTTTTTAAATCTTCTCGTACCCACTCAATTACTTCAGACGAATTACATTTACCATCAAAACTTCTTATACCATCTAGAATTATATTTATTACAGGTCCCCTATATTTACCTTCTATTTTATCTATAAAATTTACCATCTGTTTGAGCTTAATACAGCATTACCGTCTTCTAATACCTCCTGTTCAATCGTTCGGCCAGTACGATCAAACCACTTAGTACATCTAGCACCACCAACGGAGACACGCTCATTCGATAATTTTAGTGATTTCTTTAGCACAGTGGAAATAGTCATTTCCTCATACTTAGTTAATGGTTTACCGGACCAATTACCATTCAATACTTTGTAAACCTGCTGGATAGTAATACCTTCTTCTCTTTGAGAGTTAGTTAAAGTATTAAAGTACCAATCAGTCACAAGATCGGTGTTAGCATCTTGAATACGTCTTTTTTCTTGAGCTTCAAGCATTTCTTCTTTAGGAAAATCATAAGTAGTCTCCTTAAGATTTGCTACCCGGTGATAGGCTTCAGCAAACAATTGATCTCGATTAGCGGCTAACCATTCAATATTTGCTTCTGGTAGGGCCACAGTTACTGGTAGCCAACGTCTGTTACCGGTCTCATCTTTTAGATACTCAGTCTGGTTTGTAGTCATAGCAAATACGCAACGTCTGGGGAATTCTTGTGAGGAACGCTCATAGGGTGGACGGTATTTGTCCGTCTGCATTGTGATGATAGCTTTCATACGCTTAACTTCAGTACGGCTTAAGGTTTCACCCTCTGAGAACTCCACGATAGCTTTGCCTGCGAACTGCATAAAGAAGTCTTTGGAGTCAGTAGACATAGCCGTTTCAACGTGCCAGTTGCCACCAAGGATATAAAGAGATGTAGACTTCTTGGTGCCTTGTTCACCCTCAAGTACTAAAACATAGTCAAACTTACATCCTGGCTCGGTTATACGCTTCACAAGGCCTTTTAGCCAATTACTACCAACAGCTTGGTGATATTTATCATTCGGTGTTCCATAAGTCTTTGTTAACCAAGATGATAGACGATCTGTACCATCCCAATGCAAGGAACGGATATAATCACTGGCTGAGTCTACAGTGTTTTCTTTGGCTACTTTGATCATAGCATCATAAACCATATCTTTACCCACTTTAGCAAAACAAGAAAATAGTATTTGAATTTTAGTCTGATAGTTTACAGAATCATTATCTTCTATCCCGGTCCAACAATTATTTTTAAATATTTCTAAAGTATTTTTAAACACATCATAGTGAAGTCTACCTTGAAAGTCCGGGTGTTTACGAAGGATGCGACACATATTCTCGGTATTTTGAATAAATACTTTGTCACCGTCTTTGTTTAGAGTAAATAAAAGTTCAAGGTCTAATTCTTTATTAACCTTTTCTTGTTTCATTTTAGGAGTTTCATACACTTCATTACAGCCAGCAATCGCCTTATCAATAGTTCTTTTACGATAATCAGCCTTTGTCTGGGTTTTGCTACGGCTTCCTAATGGTGATGATAACCAAATCCTTTCCATTTGATTAAAGTTACAAGCAGTCCAAAAAGATAAAAACGTGCATAACGCCATGTCAGCAGAAGAGTCATCATTATTGTATTTTGAAATATCGCCATTATACAATGACTGAATGGCCGTACCATTCTTTGATTTAAACATCTTCTTTAAAAGTTTTTGATCATCTATTTCAATCGGAGCAGATATTTGTGGTTTAATTTCTTTCTTTTCTTCAGTCTTCCAAGGGTATCCAGTAATTTTAAGAATAGATATAGCCTCTTCTGGGGTAACAGTTCTTACTTCTTTTTCTTCACCATATATATTTTGAGTCACAGTGAAGTAGCGACCGGATGTATAAAATTCATACGGCAAACTGTGTGTACGACTCGCTTCTAATTTAAATGATTCTGTTATTTCTAAAAATAAATGTAGACCAGTACCTGATGGTGAAATTTCTGTATAAGTATTAGTGGAAGCTAAAAGTTTTTCTATTACTTCTTTTTCTGGATGAACAATTTTTTGTCCTTCTAAACAGTGATCAATATCAATTCCAAGGAGTGTTTGTCCCGGTGTAAAAATAATTCCTAAAGGAAGATTTCTTAATTCTTTTACAGTAGACCAATGATCTGGATTGGTAGAAGCCGCAGCTTTTCCATTTTTTGTAAAAGGTACTTTAGTTTTCTTACCATCTTTTAAAACTATTTTATAAGTTACCCATCTCTTTTCCTCTCCAAATTTTTCTATAAGTTTATTCATATATTTTGCGATATATTAACAACCAAAAGTCCTCCAGGAACTGAAACTACGTGCATTACTACGCAAATATTCCGGGAGGACTGCTGGTGATTATTAAAACTTGTAATGCTAAATTGTTTCATACATACATTATACTCTTCATGAAAAATTAATGCAAATAGTACCCCTGTGGATAACTTTCTGCCATACCTAAAAGGTAAAAAATGGTCATTTTTTGAGTATAGGTATGGCAAAAATGGGTAAAATAAGGGGGTATGGCAGAGGGGGTGTGGCAGGTAAATAAGCCTTATATAGCAACGTATAAGTGAAGAATACATACTTATCTGCCATACCTGCCATACCAAACTCCTATATATACCCCCCGCGGTGGTATTTTATATTTTATATTTCTATACTAACTCTTTATATATAAAAAAGGTATGGTAGGTATGGCAGGAGGGATAAAACCCTTATGTGTAGCCATAAAAAGTCTGCCATACCTCCTGCCATACCTCCTGCCATACCTCTGAGGTATGGCAGATGTGTATGTACAAATATTTACTACATACTTGTCAATATTGTAAGTGTGTATCATTATGATATTCTGTATATATGAATAAAATGTCGGAAGCTAGGAAGTCATATTGGAATAATATAGGTGTTGAAGAACGTAAAATACGTGCTTCTAAAATGGCGAAAGCTAGATGGTCTAAGACTACTGCCAAGCAAAGGTCAGAGTATGCTAGGAGAATAATAAATATAAGGTGGTCGAAAAAAGTTTAAAAGTGTGATATAATACAAATATATAGTTTGATTGGTTAGATATGGTATTGAATAATCGCCAGGTTATAAAATAAGGGTTCGATTCCCAACTACCAAAATGGAAATAAAACCTTATCCAAAAAATGCTAAAAAGCATTCAAAGAAACAGATACAACAAGTAGCTAACTCTATTAAAGAGTTTGGTATGAATCAACCTATCGTTGTAGATAAACAAGGTGTGATAATAGTAGGACACGGAAGATGGGAAGCGTGTAAGTTACTTGGTATAGAACCAGAGGTAAAAGTATTGGATATAAGTAAAAAGAAAGCTGATGCTTATCGTCTAGCTGATAATAAGTTGAACGAAAGTGAATGGGATATGGCGCTCGTTATTGATGAACTGAAATCATTGGAGGATGATGATCTAGTGGGGCTAACCGGATTTGATGCTGATTTACTTATAGAGGCTGATGAAGCCGATGATGTAATACCAGAGAATGTGCCTAGTCGCTCTAAATTAGGGGATTTGTATGAGTTAGGTCGTCACAAAGTATTATGTGGGGATTCCACGCAAATAGAGGCAGTTTCAAGTCTTATGGATGGGAAGAAGGCAGATATGGTGTTTACTGACCCGCCTTATAGGATGGAGGCAGAGGGTGGTTCTAATCAATGGGTAGGAAAGAGTGCCGCTAAAATAGGTGAGAGTATAAAAGATATTATAAGTTTTGAACCAGCAGAATGGTTAAATACACTTCCTTTATACTTTGAAAGAGGAATGAATGCTTATATATTTTGTAATAAAGATTTAGTTCCAGATTATCTTAATTGGGCTAGAGAATGTAAATATGCTTTTAATATCCTTTTTTGGAAGAAACCAAATGCTCTTCCTTTAGGAGAACAACATAGACCAGATGTAGAATATCTCTTAACTATAAGAAAAAATGCTATTTGGAACAATGCAGTTCAAGGAGTTTCATATTCAAAGAGTCTAGAGTTTGGTAGAGAAAATTCAACACCACATCCAACAATGAAACCTGTTGAATTGATAGTTAATGAACTTAAAATTAGCTCTAACCCAGGCGGAATAGTAATTGATGACTTCCTCGGCTCTGGCTCTACTCTCATAGCCTCTGAAAAAACAGGTCGTATATGTTACGGAATGGAACTAGACCCAAAATACGTAGACGTGATTGTCCAACGCTATGTTGACTACACAGGTAATGAGAATATTAAGTTAAATGGTAAAGAAATTATATGGCAAAAAACAAAGACAAAAACAGAGATAAGCGAATAGCAAATCTTATACCTTGTAAGCCCGGACAGACGGCTAACCCTAACGGTCGCCCAGTGGGTCAGAAGAATTACGCTACTCTATACAGAGAAGGCTTAATTCACTTGGCTAAATTGAATGGTAAAGAGCCGGACACGCTTGAAGTTGAGATGCTATCAAACGCTATTAAGTTAGCCCGTGCTGGCGACTATCGTTTTTATAAAGACATCCTTGACCGTAAGCACGGACAGGCAGTAGCCCCAATCGTTGTGGAAGATAGAGAGAAGATAGAATCAGCGATTGATAAATATTTGAATGACAATACAGGAAATAATAAAGAGAAATAATCCAAAGGAGTTAAAAATTTTATTCTCATTTGATTTGAATAGAGATAGCAATGACGCTATTCTTTTGAAGTTTAATATCTGGTGTCGGTTTTTCTTCTTAAAGTATTTTAGCTCAGATGACTGTGAGGCTCATAAGAAGATGGATTTAAATAATCTTCTGGCATATCGTGGTTCTATAACTCAGTATGTTAATATTGCGTTCAGAGGTTTTGCTAAGACCGCCCGAACCAAACTCTTCATTGCTTTTTGTATTATGAATGATGTAAATCATTATAGGCGTTTCATTCGTTGTTTATCAGCAGATCTTGATAACGCTAAACAGTCTGTAACAGATATTTTTAATATGTGCGTTCAGCCAAAGATAAAGACAATCTATCCAGAGATATTTGAAAAATCTGAACTCAAACGTGAAGAAACAATGAACGGGTTTACCACAGCGACTAGTGTTAAGATACTTGCAAAACAAATTGGTGTTGATCAGCGAGGTAAGATTATGGAAGATGCTAAATCAGATTTTGATTGGTACGATGATATTGAAACCAAAACTACTATTCGCTCTGCTCTTATAACCCACAAGATTGGTGAGAACATGGAAGAGGCTAGGACTGGTTTAGCTCTTGGTGGTGCTTCTATTTATACCGCAAACTATTTTAGTGAGGCAGGGAACATTCACAAGCTAGTAACAAAAAAAACCGACAGCAAGGTGGTGCAAATTACCTCTATATTAGACAGTAAAGGACAGCCGACTTGGAATAGGTATAGTCTAGCGGACATTGAAAAGATGAGAGCTGAAGATGAGGACTTTGAGGGCGAGCGTATGTGTCAACCCAACGCCTCTAAGGACATCTACTTTGACCGTGCAAGTCTTGAGAAAATGCCTATCAGACAACCAATAAGGGACATTGCAGGTTTTAAAATCTTCAAGGACTATAATCCGTCCCATAGATACGCTGGTGGCCATGATGTGGCTGGTGGTGTTGGTCTTGATAGTTCTACATCAGTCTTTATAGACTTCTCGTGTATGCCAGCACAAGTGGTGGGAACGTTTGCAAGTAATACCATACTTCCAGAAGCCTTTGGTGATGAGATAGTGAGTCAAGCTAATCGCTTTGGTGGGTGTCTGGTCTGCCCAGAGAACAATAAATTTGACCAGACAATACTTAAAGCCAGACAACTTGGTGCTAAAATCTGGACATCAATGGGGAAGGCTATCAAAATTATAGTCACTACCCCCACAACATATGGGTGGAATACTAATAGCTTGAGTAAGAGCAATATGCTCTCCTCATTAAGGGAAGCGATAGAGTCCGGACTGATTGAATTGAATGACGAAGACTTGATAAACGAGTGTAAGAGTTATACCCGAAATGATTTAATTGATAATCCAGTGGATATACGACTAACGACAAGACACTTTGACTTTGTTACAGCCCTAGCGATAGCTTGGCAGATGAAGGATCACACTCGTCCAGCCCGACCAATGTCTGAAGAATGGGATATGCCAGAGAAAGAAAAGAATATGGCAATTTAAATTGTATTGACAAGAAAAATATGCTATAATAAAAAACAGATGAAGAAACCCGTTGCTAAAAAACAAAAGTCTTCTACTAAAGAGTATAACCTTACTATCTCTTTTAACGACCAAATTTTTACCTTTGATACAGATGACTTAGCTGAGTCAATAATGTCTGTCGCTCCATTTCAATTAAAGACTCGTGTGCTTTTCTTAATCAAGAAAGGTGATTTAGTGTGCGAGAAAATGCTGTTACTATTACAGGGACGCAGATTATTTATGAATAAAGTAGCGCTTGAGGTATTTATAAACAAGCTAGTATTTACTAAAAATGGATAAATCAATTTTTGATTATATAAAGAACGAGGAGATTAACTGGAAAACAACTAGAGTGCCTATTACCAGTGCTAAGGACTGGAACATGTCGGAGCATATTGAACGCTGTACGGCTGTTGCTAACGGCTGGTTCTATCAAGGTGCTAACGATGGATTGAGACCCTATAATGATATTGTTACTCCGATTATTGATGTGGCCTTTAGGACGGAAGGCTTTGATGTTAAGGACATTGTCCCTTATGTTGACTCTTCTAAAGATTTCTATAAGTCATTTATCATTAAAAAATATCATCCACAATGGGCGAGAGAGCATGAGCTTGATACTTTTATTGATGAAGTGGTTGAGAGCTCAATCGTATATGATTTAGTCTTGGTTAAGAACGTCAATGATGTTAGACCCGAAGTTGTACCACTACAAGAGATAGCTTTCTGCGATCAGACTGATGTTCTATCTGGTCCAATTTGTTTGAAACATCAATACTCTATTCCTGATTTATTGTCTTTCAAAGGTAAGTGGAATGATGATAAAATAGACGAAGTAATTGTTATGTCTAGAGCATCTAAAGAGGTATCAAGCGCTAATGATAAAGAAGCTAAGACTCCCGGACGTTACATCGAAGTCTATGAACTACACGGAATGTTCCCAGAAGATAAATTAAAAGATGATGGCGACCCAGATACTTATGTAGACCAACTACATATTGTTACCTACTACACTGATATGAATGGTAATAAGAATGGTATTACTCTCTATAAGGGGCGTGATAAGAAACTTACCGATGTCTTTAAGGCTTTGAAAATTGATAAGGTACGTTCATTTGGCAGAGCTTGCGGACGTTCAATCGTAGAAAGATTATTTGAACCACAAGTATGGACAAACTATTCCGGTATTCGTATTAAGGAAATGCTCGATGCTGCCGCTTTAGTGTTAGCTCAAACATCAAGTGTTGAAATACAGAATCAGAAACTAACTGGCGTAAAAGGAATGACCGTACTCAAAATGGAAGATGGTAAACCTCTTAATCGTGTTGATACCAATACTGGTGCTAACCTAAATGAGTTTGCAAATCATCAGGATAGACTAGCCGTAAGCGCTAGAACTCTTGGCTCCGCCTCTGACCCTGCTATGGGTAAGGCTCCATCCTCTGGTACCCCATTTGCTCTCGCTGATCTTATGGTCCAGCAAGGTGAAGGTATCCATGATTATCGCAGAGGTAAAATTGCCACCTTCTTTGCTGACGTTCTCTATCGTGATTGGATACTTGGCTACTTGATTAAAGATATAAACAGTTCAATGGAATTCTCTGAGGAACTATCTTTAGATGAAATAAATGAGATTGCTGATATTATTGCAAACAATAAAGCTGAGAAGAAAATAGAAGATACAATTTGGAAGACAGGTAAGCCAGTGCTAAAAGAAGAGAAAGATGTAATGGTGCAGGCTTTCAAAGAAGAAGAGAAAAAGAAAGGAGGTCGCAGGTTCTTTAAAACATTAAAAGATGAACTCAAGGATGTCCCAGTCAAAGTTAAAGTAAACGTTGCTGGTAAGCAAAGATATATGGCCCAGAACGCTGATAAGATTTCTAAGTTGATTGGAAACATTCTCGCTAACCCTCAAGCATTCGCTATGATACCGGGACTAGGCAGTGCTTATAACCAATTACTTGAAGAATCAGGTATGAATCCGATAGATTTTAGTAACATTATCGCAGGGGTACAGATGAACCCAGAGGTCGAAACTAAAAGAATAGAATCGCCAGTCGAAGGTGAGGTTTTAAAAGAAGAAGTTAAAAAATAATTATAATGAAAGAATACTTAACAGATATAGAAATAGCAAAGGTAGAACAGTTTTGTGCTGATGAAGCAATGTTTGAGGCTGTTCGCAAGGTAATGTTAGCCGTAGTTTATTACTCCGGTGCATTAAAGAAAGGTGAGAAGCTAGAGCCAAGGAATCAAGCATTTGATTTATTGTCTAAGGCTTATCAGAGGGGTGTAGAAGTATCAAATGAAGAATTAGGTGCAGAATTAAGAGGTTTGTTCTCAGGGGTCGATGTCGTAGAGCAAGGATTTGGTCAATTAAAAACAATTAAAACGGAGACAAAAGAAGTCGAGTCTCCATATAATCCAGGAATATAATATGGAAACTTATAAAAGAGTAACAGAATCAACTTTAGTAAAAACAGGCAAAGGATCTTTGAGTGGACTTGTTGTCAATTCCCACTCTAGTGGAACGTTAAAGATTTTTGATGGTCTATCAGTTGGAACTCCAGCTACTAGCACCTTAACAAGCACCGGAGCAATGGTAGCCGCTACTCATGCAACTAGCAAGATAACATCTTCTGGTGCTATGGTGGCTGGTACTCATGCTGTGTCAGTATTTACAGGTTCAGCTAACTTCCTTGAGGGAGTTAAAGCAAGTGCTGTTCTTACATCAGATCAGACACAACCAACAGCAGGAAAGGTTGTTGTTGTAGGTGATATTACTTATACATTCGTAGCTTTAGGAACAGCCGCAACGAACGGAGCAACTGCTTGTAATGTACCATTAGGAAACAACACTGCGGAGACGATGAATAATCTTTATCAGGCATTACTTAATAACCCATTAGTAGATACAGTAAAGACTTCTACTTATGTGATTACAGTAACCGCAAAGACTGCTGGAACTGCAGGTAACTCAATTGCCGCTACAGAAGATGATGCACACTTAGATTGGGATGGTTCAAACACTACCTTAACTGGTGGAGTTGCTGCCGATACAATCACTATCGGAACTACTGTATATACACCAAAGTTCTTTCCAACAGAAATAAATCATTTCCAAATTGGTTCAACATTGACAGCTTCTCTAGTAAATCTAAAGAACGCTATCAATGCTACAAGCACTCAAGTAAGAGCTGTGGCTTCAGATGCTACAACTGTTACTGTTAGAGGACGTGTACCAGGTACTTCACTCAACGCTGTTGCTACTACTGAGACTTGTGTGGCTGGCTCATGGCCTGATACTACATTAGGAGGTGGTACAGGTGCATCAGACGCTGGTGTCACTACTGCAAACGCTACAGTTACAATAGGTACTACAGTTTACACCGTTGTTGATGAATTATCAGAGACTTATGGTGCTACCGCAGTTCCTTACCAGGTAAAGAAGGGTGCCGCTGAAGCTAACATGCTTGATAACCTAAAATTGGCTATCAATGGTGGTGCTGGAGTCGGAACTCTATACTCAACCGGAACTATTGCTCATCCAGATGTAATTGCTACTACAAACACTGATACAACTCAGATAATCGTAGCTAGAACTGTTGGAGGTAATGATTTTACAACTGCAATAAATGCCTTGCCAACAACCGAAACAATGGCAAACACAGCTTGGGCCGACACAACTCTAGGAGGAGGTACTGGTGATTCCAATCCTGCTGTTACTACTGCAGCTGCAACATTTACTATCGGAACTAGGACATATACATTCGTAACTGAACTATCCGAAACATCCGGTGCAAGTGCTGTCGCTGATCAGATATACTATGTTACCAACGTAGCTACTGCTCTTGATAATATGAAACTAGCGATTAACGGTTCTGGTGTTGAGGGGACAAATTATTCAACAGGAACTACAATAAATAATCAGGTAAAAGCTACAACTAATGCTAATGACTCCCAAATTATTGAAGCCTTAGAATTAGGAACTGCTGGAAACTCTATCGCTACTACCACAACCCTCGCAAACACAGCGTGGACAAGTACAGTTATGGCTTCAGGTACAGGAAGCAATACGCAAGTAATCTGCAATACCTTTACCTTCCCCGCAGGTTCTGCTATTTATGAATTTCCTAATGAAATAGTCTTTAATAACGGTTTGTATGTGACTGTTGGTGGAGTATTGGATTGCACTATAATTTATAGCTAAAATGTATTACAAATATGATAATTTAACAAATAGTCGGTTTGTCAAAAACGGTAAAGGACTGTTAGCTGGTTTTATTGTTAATTCTCATACTGACGGAACTTTAAAGATTGAAGACAGGGGGGCTGATTATAAATCCCCCCTCACAGTCAAAGGTGGAGTGGTTAGAGTTATAGACTCTGCTACTGGAGATATAGCTAGGACTACAAATGGGTGGATAGAAGATGAGAAGTATGGAACATCTGTAAAAATGTTTGTTACAACTTCACCAAGTGCTGAATTTGATACAGCAGTTTTAATTGACGGCTCAAAGAGTGTGAAACTTTCAGGAGTAGCAATTAAAGAAAGAGTTAATGCAGATATTTGGCCCAATACTTACCCAGATATAGGCCCAGGAAGTCCAAGTCAAATTACAAAATACTTATCACCAGTCGTGGGTGCAACAGTATATCGTTTTAAAGTAAAACTAAAATCTACAATATCTAATGTTTTCGGAACTCCTACTGGTGTAAAAATTTCAATATTAGAACACTCAGACACAGTTCTAACAAAAAGTAATCATACAGTAGTAGGTATAGTAAGCGTTGCAGATATAACAGAATATACAGTTGATTTTACAACACACGCAAATAGTAAATATGTAAACATTTGTATTGGACTATACGGTGACGCAACAAACTATTTCGATGGTATTCTGTGGTTTGGTAGAAATTCCATGACTCTCACCCCAGTCTCCTCCATCACTAACTCAGGCTCTACCCCAGCTCTCTACTATCCTAAATTAACAGCAGCAAGTAGTACAAATAATATAGACCAGAGTAATACATCTACAACAACGTCTTCTGGAACGGTTAGAAAAATAGCACAATCATTTGTACCCACAAAAAAGAATCTAACTGGAATAGTTTTTAGAAAAGGAACAACCACAATAACTGGTGATGTTACAGTATCCATACAAAACGATACAGCAGGTTCACCTAGTGGCTCAGCGATTGTTTCTTCTGCAATATTAAATGCTACTTTTAATGCTATCAATGGAAGTTATACCGTCAATTTATCATCAACACTTACGGTTGGAAGTACATATTGGATTGTTATATCTTTAGATAGCGGTACAAATCAACAAACAAACATAACACGAGAAGCTGATGGTACAGGCGGAACTGCTAAATATGATGCCTCTGGTTCTTGGACTGTGTGGAATCTAGATATTTATCACCAAACCCTCTACTCTAAAAACACCACTAACCTCACAGTATCTACAGCTACTCAAACAGTATCAGTCACAGCTCCTACTACAGATGGTTGGGCTGATGGAACGGTGATAGATACAGCAGGAGGACTTTATGATGTCACACCACTCACCTTATATCCGGGACAGAATGATATTTATGTTTCTAGTAACGGTCCAGCAACTGCCGATGGAACAGTAGACCCTAGCTTACAGATGACAATCGGTACTGGTCTGTCCACAACTTTAGTTAATACTTTTACAATTCCAACGGGGTCGAAAGTTTACAAATTAAAGAGACCAATAGCTTTTAACAATGGTCTCTATGTAACGATTGGAGGTGTAGCAGATGTAACGATGATTTATAGTTAGCAACTTGGTTATTCTACCAATCAAAAGGAACTTAATAAAAGTGGTTATCACACCCTAAAAGTGACTAATAAAAAACATATCATTATGTCAACTAATGAACAAAACGAGACTATCATTGGCTCGGAAGAAAGCAATGAAACTAAGGAAGAGGAAACCAATGAGGGTAAAACCAAAGAGGAAGAATCAACCGAAAAGACTAAAGAGGAAGAGACTGACGAAAGGCCAGTTGAAACTCTTGAGCAAAGGCAAGCTAGATTACTCCGTCAATTAAAGCAAGTGAATAAAAAACTTGGAATAAATGACGAAGAAAAGCCTTCACGAACTAGCAAAAAGTCAGAAGGTTTCGATTATGGTGAAAAGGCTTATCTTACCGCTAATGGAATTAAAGGTAGTGATGAGCATGAATTCGCCCAGAAACTTCAAAAGCAAACCGGACTTGATTTAGACTCATTGCTTGAAGATACATATTTTCAAACAAAGCTAAATGAATTTCGAGAGCAGAAAGCAACCACTAACGCTACTCCGTCAGGGACTAAACGCTCCAATAACTCATCAGTAGATACTGTTGAATACTGGATAGCTAAGGGGGAGTTACCTCCAAAGGACCAAGTAGAGATGCGAAGAAAAGTTGTTAACGCTCGGCTTAAAAAAGAAGATTCTAAGGGAGTGTTCTATAATTCATAATAAACCTCTGACCATTATAAGTTAATTTTAAAAATAATAAAATGGCTATTGTATACCATGAGGAGTTTGAAACAAAACTTCAAGAGAGACTATCCGCTCCTACTGTATGGAAGGAAGTTTGTAAAGTAGTTTATACAGATACTAGAGTGTTGCACAATCCTTACATGACTGATGCGACTGTTGGAACTGGTACTCGTGGAACAGGTTATACCTCAACTGCGGCTGCTACCACTGATGACAGCATCACTATCAGCACTTATAAGTACTGCGCTCAGCACATTGATCGCGCTGATCTAGCTCAGAAGACATTCAGCAACTGGATGGAAATGGCTGATAACATGGCTACCATGTTGAACGAGACTATTGAGACTGCAATGCTTGCAGAACACGCTCAGTGGACTAACTTTGATAACGCTTCTATTGGTGGTTCCGCTGGAAACATCACTGTTTCTGTATCAAATGTAGACGATATTATCCGTGCAATGAAGACTGCTATCCGAACCGCTGGTGGTGGTGAAATGGCAAACCGAAACGGTATGTTTATTGTTTGGAGAGAAGCAGATTTTGAGAAAGTAGAGGCTTTAGCTTCATCTCAAGGTTTTAATACCGCTGATGATGCATTGAAAAATGGTATCAAGCAGGGCTTTAAGTATGGTGGTGTAGAACACTACTCTTCTTCAAAGCACACAGCTGGACACGTTTTTGGTGGTGTTAAGAAAGCTTTCACCGCAGGTATCCTAAAAGCTACCTATGGTAAAATGCAAGACATCATGAACCCAGTAGTAGGTGGCGCTCAGATTTCTGGTATTGGTTTGGAGACTAGAGTAGATTATGGCTTCGAATCATGGGTTAAAGTAACCCCTATATTATACGATATATTAGTTGCGTAGTCAAGTATCTATCTAAATCCACTCTTACATTGTAAGGGTGGAAAAGGATAGAGAAAAATGTTATAATAAGTGTGTGAATAATACTTCTATTAAAAAAAGGAAGATCCTATCTGAAGAACATAAACTTAAATTAAGTATTGCTAGTAGTCGTCCTCGCCCTTGGCAGAAGTGCAGACTTAAACCAGAATCTATTGAAAAAATTAGGTCTAAACTTACAGGAGTTAAAAAATCTCCTGAAGCAGTTAGAAAAAGTGCTGAGACAAATAGAAATAGACACCATAAACGCTCGCCTGAAGTTTGCGAAAAATTCAGGAAAGCAATGACTGGTAGAATTGGTGCATTAGCCGGTAACTGGAGAGGGGGAATAACGCCACTATATAGAAAACTTAGAGTTGCGAGATTGAAACAAGTAGGAGGTTCGCATACTAAAGCAGAATGGGAATTACTTCAAGCTCAATATAACTGGACTTGTCCATGTTGTAAAAAACAAGGTATAAAATTGACTAGAGATCATATTATACCAGTTGTAAAAGGCGGAAGTGATAATATAGAAAATATACAACCATTATGTGGAAGTTGTAACAGTCGAAAGCAAGTAAAAATCGTTAAATATTTTATCAGCTAATTAAAAAACATTATGTCAATTCCAAATGGATTAAATCCAAGACTACAAGGAGTAGAGTTTGAACCTGTTACTATTTTACCTGCTGCTACTCAAGGAACAGGTAATAGTATTCCAGCACTTGCAAAAGTGGCTAGATTAGGAGCAAACGTCAATGATGTAAATGACTTTACGGTATTGCCTTCATTGGCAAGTGTACCAAATGGTCACATTATCACTATCATTGCTGGTGCTGCTAATTCAGAACTTAGAACTCCTGCATCTTCTGCAGAAAAAATAAACTCTGAAGACTGCGATGGTACTAAGGAAGCTCTACTTACCGCAACTAATATCTATACTGTTACCAAAATTGATAACACAATAGGTTGGATGCTAGAAGGTAGGACTGCTATCGGTGCTTATGAGACCGCAATCATACCTGATTAGTTCTCCCCCTCAGTGGTGATTAACCACCATTGAGATGAGAGAGTTAATAATTTAATAAAAAACATTTATGAGCCAAACTAAAACACAAATTGATGCCTACATTGATCGCAGACTCGGTCTAAAGAGTCCACATAATTTGATTTCCTATCCTTTAGCTGATAGAACGGCCGATGAGAACTTAGCGATTGACTATATCATGGCTAAAATCTTTGAGGTGGGCGGTAGATGGCAATATGATGACTCAAATCATACTGACTATCCATTTATTACTACTGACTTAGTAGCTGGACAGCGAGATTACTCCTTTACAGCTGATGGTTCTGGTAATTTAATCCTAGATGTCTATAAAGTAATGGTAATGAATGAAGCTGGTCGTTATGAAGAGATATATCCGGTAGATATGCAGTCTGAAAGTGGTACCGAGAACCTATGGGACGGCCAGAACGTGCAAGGTACAATATTTAGATATGATAAAACTGCTAATGGTATCTTTTTGGACCAAGTACCGGCTACAAATAGAACAGCTGGACTTAAAATATTCATAAATAGAGAAGGTTCACACTTTACAACATCTGACACTACTAAGATGCCAGGCTTTGCCGGATTATTCCATGAATATGTTGGACTTCGCCCTTGCTACCGATACGCTACTGATCATGATATGAAGAATGCAGAAGTACTTAAAAGAGATATGTTAGAAATGGAGACTTGCATTATGAAACATTATCGTGATAGGTCGAAAGACGAGAACTTAGTTTTACAAGCAGAAGATATTAATTATATATAAAACAATGATACAAGAAACAACAAAAAAATTACAAGGAGTATTTCATTTTGAAATCAAAGATGTTAACGGGAAAGTTAGAGATAGTTGGGAAGTTAAAAACTTAGTCACAACAGTTGGTTTTGCTCAATTAGCTTTATTAGCTGGCGATGCTTCAGCTGTTCCATTTACTTACATTGCAGTAGGAACTTCAAGCACGGCTGTAGCGGTAGGTGATACTACATTAACTGCTGAAATAACCGATACAGGACTTGAAAGAGCGGCAGGCACAGTCTCAAGAATAACCACAACTGGAGCTAACGATACTTACAAGATTACTAAGACTTGGACAGCAACTGGCTCAAAAACGATTGAAGAAGTTGGAGTATTTAATGCTTCATCATCTGGAACTCTATTATGTCACGCTTTGACAACTTCTAAGGCAGTAAGTAATGGTGAAACACTCACGGGAACATACACATTGAAGTTTGCTTAATAAATAAAAAATGGCATTAACAGATAACTTAGTTTCATACTGGAAATTAGATGAAAGCAGTGGTAATGCCTCTGATAGTTCTGGTAATAGTGTTACCCTAACGAATAATAATACCTTAACTTACACAGGAGGTAAGATAAACAATGGGGCGACTTTTGCTTCTGCTACAACTAAGTGTTTAACAACTTCTGCTGGAGTTTCTCTCTTTACAAATGCTTTCACTATATCTATGTGGGTTAAGCCAGCAGTTGCTGATTTCTCAAATAATGAGTTATTTGCTTATGCTCCTAGCTCTGGTAGTGCAAACATAGTCAAGTGTGAGGGTACAGCAACTGATGAGGCTAGATTTATTATCTTTGATTCAGCAGGAAATTTTAGAAAAGATTATCGTTCAAACACTAATATATTTGCTCAAAATACTTGGACTTACTTTACAGCAACTTGGGACGGAACTACTCTTTTATTATATGCCAATGGTTCTGTTTTATCTCCAACTAAAACAATTGACGATGGAGCTACTCTAACTTCAACTTCAAGATATTTTGGTTTGGGTATAGAAGCACCTAGTGCTTTAATTGGAAACAAACTTGACGCTATGTTAGATGAAGTCGGTATCTGGTCTCGTGCTTTATCTTCCACAGAAGTCAATGAATTATACAATTCAGGGAACGGCAAGCAATATCCGTTTTCAATAAATTTCACAATCACAGAAGTCCTTACTCTATCTGAAACAATAACAAACATAAGAACTCGTCTATTCACTCTGGCTGAAACTCTAGGTTTAGTAGAGGCTACCTCTTTTCTTAAAGGCATAGCTTTTAATATCACTGATTCCCTTGGCTTAGTGGAAGCCTTTACAGCAACCAGAACTTTTTTATTCACAATTGCCGAAAGTACTGGACTTATAGAAGTATTAGTCGAGATTAAAAAGAAGTGGAATAATATTGCAAAGTCAGTATCATCTTGGACTAATGAGAATAAAAACTCATCATCTTGGACTAATGAGAATAAAAGCTAATGGAAAACGAAAAACTACAACAAAGAATACAGGAATTAGAAAATAAGATACAAACGCTTGAAGCTAATTATGAAAATCTAATTTCTCAATCTTCATTTCCTTCAGTTATTGAATCTATACTTGTGTCAAGGGGATTTCTAAAATATACAGATAAAATAGTGACCGTAAATGCTAGCGGTAAAGAATTTTTTTATCTCGTTACAGACTTTAGGGAAAATAGGGCTATTATATCTTCTGAGCCATTATATAATCTAAAAGCAACTGTCGTAAATTCCACAGATAATACTTTTACAACTATTGCACATAATTTGCAGGGTGGAGAACAACTTTATTTTCAAAGTTCTGATGGTTATATACCTGCTCCTTTGTTATTTGGTGCTACATATTATCCAGTAAATATGACTACAAACACATTCAAGGTGTCATCAACGTTTGGAGGTTCACCAATAGATTTAACAGACACTGGTTCAGGAATTATTTATTACTCAATAGAATAAAAATATGATTTCAATCCCAAACACAAACAAACAGTGGAGACAAGCTAATAACTCTGATTTACAGGGCAACATTTCGGTAACTAAAAACATTAACTTTGATAATGAAGGATATTTGAAACTATCTAATTCTTCTAGGGCTGCGATGAATGCGTCTGTTGATGAAGATTTTGATAATCCGACAGCTTTTATTTATAACAGTGACTTAGGTGCTTATGTTATACCAACTTGGGACAATATGTTTCAGTGTGGAAATGAAATATTAAGAACTTATCCAGTAGATGTTGGTGGTTCTGGGACTGTGCCAGCGACACGTAGTCAGACTGATCTAGCTTGGTTTAATAATAAAATGGTAGTTTCACAAGCTACAGATGTTGATTATTATGATACGTCAACTGATGCTTGGGTAGACACCGATATTACATTAACTAATAGTGGTCAACATCCAATGGTGAACTTTTTAAGCCAGCAGGCTTTAGCTATTGCTAATGTAAATACTGTCGGTCTTTACGCCTCACCTTTTTCGGCAACACCAACGCTAATCACTACACTTACAATTCCAGCCGAATTTCAGATAACTTCTATGTGTTACTTGAATCAAAACTTATACATCGGAACTAAAAATGTTCAAGGTGAACATGCCTTCTTGTTTGTGTGGAATGGTTCAGGATCGGCTGCTCAACAGGCTTATGAAGTGGATTCAAATATTATTTTTAGCACATGTGTTCATAAAGGTAGCGTTGTATTGCTTGATGGTACAGGTGAATTACTAAGATTTAATGGTGGTGGATTTACATTATTAGATGCCTTTCCTATTTATTACACTGATATGTCTTTGGCAGATTTTGCTAATGTGTCAATGTATAAGAATATAATGAAATCTAACGGTGATGTCCTTTATATTCTTTTTTCAAATTCTAATAATAGTAGTGCTAATTTAATCAATCAACCAGATGGTGTGTGGTGTTATGATGATAACGTAGGACTATATCATAAATATTCTTTGACCAATTCTTTAGTTAAGATTGAGGCAATTCCCACAGCTTCAGTTGATGTAGACACTAATGTAATCACAGTTGCAACACCAGCTGTAGCTACAGGAACCGAGGCTATATATTCTAAGTCAGGGACAGTTATCGGTGGTTTAGTGAATGGAACTAAATATTTTGTCATAAAAGTAGACGCTACTCATATTAAAGTTGCAACAACTAAAGTTAATGCTCTGGCTGGAACAGCTATTGATTTAACGACCACAGGTGAAGTAGGACAAAAATTCATATTCTTCCCTAATGTAGATTATGGAACATTTTTTGCTAATAGAACTATGGCACTTTATTCAATAGGCAATCCATCATCAGGTGAATTAAAATACGGCTCTGATGTGATTTGGGGCGGAGAAGTAAGTTTACGAACATTATCAGGAGCTGATGGTTTTATGGGGACTACTTCTAACTTCGTTGAAGCTCGTGGTTACTTCATTACTCCTAGAGTATTTTCAAATGAAATAACTGATAATTTTAATTTACTAACACTAAAATACTCCAGACTAAACAACGAACTTGATAAGATTATTATTAAATACCGAACAGTAGATGATTTCTTAGATAAGGATAAAATCATTGATTCATCTCAATGGGGTATCACTTGGACATCAACTACCACTTTTACCACCACACAAACAAAATGGGCTGATGCTGTAGTTGGTGATGAAATTGAAGTCTTAAAAGGAGCGGCTGGTGGATTACTAGCTCATATTACTCAGATAGTAAATAATTCAGGAACTTATACCGTCACAATAGACGAAACTTTTGAGCAATATCTAACAGGTGATGTTTCTTATGCTATTTTCCGTAACTGGACTAAATTTGCTGTTATTGATTCCACTGGTAATGGTTATTTATCTCAAGAAATAGGTGCTAATGGTAAGTTTATCCAAGTAAAAGTAGAACTAAGAGGTTTAGGAACCCAAATTGAAGAGATGAAGGTGGACAATAAATATTTATTACCAGCAAAAAATTAACTTTTTATCAAAATTGTGATATAATAACTCAAACAAATGGCAAAAGAACTAAAAGATATGACAGTCGCAGAGGCAAAAACAAGTGGGCAAACCGAGGCTTACAATAAACTGGTTGCCGGTTATTCTACTCCCAATAATGCTATCTCCTCTACTGATCTACAACCTAGAGGAAGTACTAATTTACCGCCAGCCCCGGTCTATGATAACTCAGACGTGCAAGCTGGAGTAAATAACTTTACTGCTAAGAATAATGTTGATGCCGAAGCAGAAGCACTTAGGGCTAAATCTCAAAAAGATGCCGAGGGGGTATCACAATTATACAAAGATATTGGCGTAATTTCAGGTCAACAAGGGCAGTTTATGGAACAAGCTGGTGGTTATGAAGCTAAGAAGCAATATGATGAGTATACTTCCCAAATGGAAGCCGAACAGCTCCGATTAAGGCGTGAGAGTGAGAAATTACGAGCAACTAACCCCACTGGCGCTCTAGCAAGTGGCTTACAGAATCAATTAGATGATATGGAGCGCAAGAGTCTCTCCAAACAAGCTGACATTGCTATTCTTGGTAATGCAGCAGGCAGACGTTATGATACCGCACTAAGTATTGCCAAAGATAAGGTGGAAATGCTTATGGCCCCTAAGAAAGCCGAACTTGAAGGCCTTAAATACATCCAAGAGAATAACAAAGCCTTTCAGACAGCTGAGTTTAGTAATTTGTTGGCTAGAAAGACTACTGAATTTAATAAAGAATTAGAGAATAAGGAAAGGGCAGAGACTATGATAGTCAATGCTCTACAAGGTAAAGCTCCTCAAGGACTTATTGATCAGGCTAGAAAGATTATAGAAAAAGGTGGAACATCTACTGAAGTGGCTAATGTCTTGGGTAACTACTCTATGTCATCTGCTGATCGCTTAGATTTAAAATTAAAACAAGCACAATTAGATAAGATTTATAGTGACATCGGAGCCGAGAGCGCCGCTGATAAAAAGGCTAGACTAGCCTTAGAGACAGAGAAAAAAGCTAAGTTGCCACAATTACAGGCTAAATTAGATTTGATTGAAAAGATTAAGAATAATCCGGCTATTGGGGCGATTGTTGGTACAACCTTCTGGTCTCGTGGTGGTATTTTTGGTACCAGTATCTCAAATATTGGTAATATCATTTCAGGTGATAAGCAGTCCTTTATCTCAGCTGTTAATCAACTAACTAACAAAGAATTCCTTGACGCCATTACAGCACTAAAGTCTCAGGGTGGTACTCTTGGAGCCTTATCTGAAAGAGAAGGACAGAAACTATCTGAAGCTGCTACTCAAATTGGTTCTTGGGAAATTAAAGATAAAAATGGAAAGGTTACCGGTTATAATATTGATGAAGATAACTTTAATGCCGAATTAGATAAAATATTTAATGCCACTGATTCCATATTTACTGAACTTGGCGGTATACGTCCTGGCTCTAAAGCTGAACAGGATGCTATCAATAATTATTTGAATGCCGTTGATGAAACTTTATTAAAGAGCGATAATATATACTCCGAGGCTGGGTATAACTAAATATATGGAACTAACAAGAGAACAAACACAGAAGATTATAGATAATGGTAAAGCTCAAGGTCTAGATACTAAAAAGATTCTAGACGGCCTAATCTCTCGTGGTTACAATATTGAGGGTATTGATACTGAAGCAGCCAAGGCCGCTATTGCTCGTGAAAATCCAGCACCAGAACAGACCAGAGGAGAGGAGACTGTTGCTGACATAAAACAAGTAGGGACTGATGTCGTAACAGCCGCTAAGGAACGCTCATCTAATGTTGGTGAATCTATTGAAGCAATGAACCGAGGCGAACAGGGGATAGGTAGAACCTTCTTACAAACAATAGGACAAGGTGCTGGTTTGGTTAGCGACACCATTGGTGCTGGTATTAAGGGGGCTGTAAAAACTATTTTACCTCAGGATGCTGAAGATGCTACCAAGGGGGTTATAACTGAAATTGCCACACCTATTATGCAATCAAAAACTGCTCAAGATATTATGTCTATGTATAAAACACTAGACCCAAAGATACAGAGAGATATAAGTGCTGCCTTAGGTGCAGGTTCTCTTATTACTGATGTTGTTGGTGGAGGTCTTGTTGGTAAGGGAGTAAAGGCTAGTGAATCAGTGGTCAAGAGTGGGGTAAAGAATGTAGCGGAAGGTGTAGCAAATACTGCAATTAAAGGAGCTGACATAGTAGCCCCAGGAATTAAGAAAGTGACTGGCGGTATTTCAGATGTTGTATCTCCATTAGTTAAAGAAGCAAAACTTATTCCTGGTAGAGTGTCTACAAATATTGCCGCTAAAAAAGTAGCTGAATCAACTATTGAATCTTTACCATCTACTGCAGCTAAAACAGCCGCTAGAAGTGGTATAGATGTTGCTGATATTCAGTCACTATATAACATGCCTAAAGGTTTTAAAGATACCGCCAAAAAACTATTAAAAGCTACACAAGATTTTGCTAGCGGTGCTTCAAAAACTAACCCCCTTGAAATTGTTGGGCAGCCAATAGTAAAATCAATTAAACAAGCAGAAACTTTTGCCTCAGATATTGGCAAAAAGATTGGTGAAGTGGCAAATAAATTACCAAGTGTTACTACTCAAGAATTAGCACCTAGCGTGTTAGCTAATATAAAAAAGGTTCGTGGTTTAGAAGATTTGATTATTGATGAAAAGGGACTACTTAATTTTGATAACACAGTATTAGCTACTGCTGGTACCGCAGGTGATAGAAGTGCTATCCAGGCGATATTTGATGATGCTATAAAAGCTGGAACTGGTAAGCAAAAACATTTATTGCGCCAAGAGTTATTTGAAATACTTGGTGGTAAGAAAAAAGCCGGTATACAGATAACTGGTACGCAAGAAAAAGCCTATGAAGCTATAAGAAAAGGTATTGCTGATGTTCTTGATGCAAAAAATGCAACCTATAAGAATCTTAATCTTAAATATGCTCAAGCTCTCGATCCATTAAAGAAGTTAAGAAAAATGCTTAATGTTAAAGGTGCTAGTGGTCAAGTGGAAGAAGATATACTAGATATGTCAGCTGGATTACTCGCTCGTAGACTTACCTCTTTTGCAAAATCAAATCCTGAAATACGAAGTGTATTAAACGCACTAGATAAAGCGGTCAAATCTAAAGGTAAGACATTGGTAAATACAGAAAACCTACAGGACTTTTATAATATCCTTGATAAGTATTATGATATTGCTGGTAAGACATCATTACAGGGGCAAGTGGGTGCTGGTATAGAAAATGCATCTAGCGTGAAAGACCTAATTGTTGGTAAATTAAGAGATGTGGCTGGAGAATCAAAAGCGGTAAAAGAGAAGGTGTTAAAAGATTTATTTAATGATATACTTTAATCATTAACAGAAGCAATCAAAAGAATACCGTAAATAACAGCAATAAGAAGACCAAGAGGAGGCATTAAGAAACATATAATAATCCATAATATAAATCCCATACATACATACTAACATAACACAATATCTTAATCAATTCCGTATGCAGTCCACGCCAGTTACCACTAATTGATAACAAGTAAATGAACAAAGAACAAAGAATTAAAGATTTAGCCGAAGTACGAAAGAGTAACAACCCTGACGCTGTTTTGGTGGCTAAGATAAACGATTTAAGGGAGCAAGCTTTTGACCTAATAAAGAAGTTGGAAGATAAAACTGTTGAAAAAACAGATAGTGTTTTGGCTGATCTAAAGGCTACCTATACTGCGCTAGAAGAAAAGATAAATGAAGAGTTAAAAAGAGTCTCCAAAGATAAAGACTACTCCGATGACTATTTCAAAAAGGAACTCCAAACCCTCAAGAACGTGATAGCTGATGTCCGGGCGAAGAAGGTGGACCGGATTATTGAGAAGACTGAGGTGATTAGAGAAGTACCTAACCCTATTGATACCGATAAAATAGCCCTAGAAGCCTCTGAGATAGCTCTAGGAGCTACTAAAGAGCTAATACAGTCAATTCCACCAATTACTGATGATTTACCTAAATACGCTGGCATTTACCGTGATGCTTTGGAGACATTAAAGGATGATGACCGCCTATCAGCGTCAGCAATCAAGGATCTCCCAGAGTTCGTAGAGAAGACTCATCAAACAGCCGCTTTCGGTGTCCGTGAAGCGCCAAGAGATGGAAAGACTTATGGTAGGAATAATAGGGCTTGGGTAGAGATGGAGGGTGGTACTGACGAAAAAGTAAAACTCTCTGCTTCTGACCCAACAGCAGGTTATCTTGACGCTAAACTCCAAGAAGGAATACAGGCAGTTCAATTTGATGTAACTAATACACCACTTCCTTCTACACCAGGTTTAATGCAATGGAACGCAACAGATGAGACAGTTGATTTAAATATGCCAGATGATGTTACACTTCAAATTGGTCAGGAAGTTCAATTAAAAGCACGAAATAACACAGCTTCAACTATCTTAAATGGTCGCCCTGTATATTCAAGTGGTATGTTAGGCAATCGCCCTACTATCGCTCTTGCAAAAGGTAATGCTGATTCTACTGGAAAGGTTTTAGGACTTACTACACAAGATATTCCAAAAAACAATGATGGTAAAATTACTACTTTTGGATATGTAAGAAACATAAATACAACTGGAACACCTTTTGGTCAAACTTGGGCAGATGGTGATACTTTATGGGTGTCTAAAACAACAGCAGGTTATTTATCGAACGTAGAGCCAGCCGTTCCACATCATTCTGACATTATTGGTCAAGTAGTAAATGCTCACTCTACACAAGGTTCTATTTTAGTAAATGTTCGCCATCACAATACTCTTGAAGAACTCTCTGATGTAAACGGAACTCCACTTACTACAACAGGACAATTTCTTTCTTGGAATCAGACTGCTGGCTATTTTGATTTTGATGATGATATTCTTGCTTACTATGACGGCACAGCGGGACATATAAAAACAAGTAAAAATAATCCTTCTGATTTAAATATAAATTGTGGAACAGACAAAACTCTTGTTTTAACAGAGAGTGTTTGGGACGACATTATTATACCAGCTTCTAACTTACGTGGTGGTGTAAGTGTGCCAAACTTTTCAGTATTCCAAAATGGTGTGTATCAATTACTATTCATAAATAATCAATCAGATGAAGTATTTGGCTCATTTGAAATTCCCCACGATTACAAAGAGGGAACAGACCTGCAACCACACATACACTGGTCGCCTAATAGTACAAATACAGGTAACTGTGTCTGGAATTTTGAATATACAATTATTAATGCTAATGGTACTTTTGGAGCAACAACAACTACAACAATAACTCAAGCAGGTAGTGGAACTATAAATAAACACCAACTAGCAAATACAGCAGCGGTTATTTCTGGTTCAGGAATTACAATTGGTGCGATTTGTGTATTTAGATTAGCAAGACCAACAGGTGATGCTTTTACAGGTGATGCTTTCTTACATTCTGTCGGTGTCCACTACGAAATTGATACGGTCGGTTCAAGACAAATAACAACAAAATAGACGATACTGATACGTCTATAAATAACATCTTAGGTCTTTAAAATAGTTAGTGGTAGAGTTTAGGGAGTTTTATTGGTGTGAATTACGGAGAAGGGGATACCCAACTCGTCTGCCTAACGATGGTGTTAGGACGAGCCGATATTTAAAGGGATACCTTACTCCCTGAACTCTACTACTAACAAGGAGGTTATAAATGAAAAGGTTACCTGTTTGGAAACTGAAATCACAATCTGACAAACGGTGGTATTGCAAAGAATGTTACTTACACTGTGTAAGGACTTCTGAAACCAATCCCGTTGTCTGTAAGGAAGAAGATGAAAGACCAAATGAACTGGAAGCTCATATCCCAATCCGACCGCAAGGTGTATAGTTGCACTGGGTGTCGGAACAAGTGTATCTTGTCTTCAAGGTACAAACCAACTGAATGCACTGCTGAAAAGCGGATGCGTGAACAAGCCGTCTGGGCAGTAAACGAGAGAGGTGGTTATGGTGCGTAAAGAAGACTGGGTTATTACAAAAACTGGTAGCGACCAGAATTTGTATGTCTGCTGTGTTTGTGAACACAAATGCAGTATCTTATTTCCACAGAAACCAGACTTTTGTGTCTGCAATCTGTTGGAATGCTTCATCCTTGTGGATGAAATTCTTGGTTCTAAAGACCAGAAACCTGAAGACGACAGACAACTCAAACTACCGTATATCTAGGACTCGTATGGACATCTCACCTGCTTACTACAACATTGCCAGAGTCGGAGCCTTTCCACTTTGGTTATGCACCAAATGCCGTTTACACTGCTCAGTTCGTCAGACTGAAAAGCCTGAAGAGTGCTGTGAAGTAATCAAACGGAAAAGATTGGAAATCGGGTTGAAATACCCATAACCTCTAACGCCCCACCCGTGGCATAAAACGGGTTCTTAAAAACTAACTCGCATAAAAGCGAAAAAAGTGGTATAATAGATTTTAATATGGAACATAAACATAAACACAAAATAATAAAGGTTGAAAAAACAATTAGAGATAATTATCGGGTAATTCACTCGTGTGAATGTGGGCATTTATTCACCCTAATAACACCAGATAAGAACTATGAAGTAGAATAAAATGAATGAACACCCTACGAAACAACATAATATGCAAAGCCCAGAGGATAGGGATAGTATTATTTATCAGAAAGGTTTTAGTGCAGGAACTGAACACTCTCATTCTTCCCCTGAAACTATAAAAAAAATATCTCAAATGAGTGAAGATATAACAAATCTTAAAGTAGGACAGGGAAAGATAGAAACAAAAATAGACTCTTTAACTGAGATGCTTAAATCTCATATTGCAGAAGAAGGAGAATACCGAAAATCACAAGATGCTTATCACAAGGAAATAATAGAAAAAAAGGCAGAAAAGTGGACAGAGAAAGTTATCATCTGGACTGGCATATCTTTGGGAGGTATCGGATTAGGTTTAATAAGTTGGTTCGTAAAGACAGTTTTTAATAAGATATTCTAATGTATAAACTACCATTAAAATCTCCAATCAAGCCAACTATTACCCAACTATACGGTAATACTTCCTTGAACGCTTGGTATTCTGCTAATGGTATTAAAAATGCTTTTCATAATGGGGTAGATATTTGTTGTGGAAATAATGTTCAATCTTATGGTACACCTATGGTTTGTCCGTTTCCAGAAGGTGGCTATGTAGATGAGATAGTATATGAATCTCCAATGACAACAAAAGGTAATGGTGTTTATATAAAATCAAATCTTGTCAATAATACTCAATACAAACTTATTCTTTGGCATACTGGTGAAATAGTAGTTAAAAAAGGACAGCAATTAAAAGAAGAAGATATAATTTGTTATATGGGCAATTCTGGTCTAGTGAATCCACCAGCAACAACTGATAACCCTTATGCTGGGACTCATTTACATTTTGGCTGTTATAAAATAACTAACGGACAGTATGTCTATAATAATCCAACAATACTAGGAGAGACTGACCCATTATTATACTTTGATAAAAACCAATGGTATGTAGGTGAAGATTCTGGTTATGCTCACGATATGAACCCTCTAATCTGGATGTGGTCGAAGTTAGGCATCACAGATTGGTGGTTGAAACTTTTAACAGCATTAAGATTTTGGAAATAAAATGTTACACATAACAACAAAGTGGGAGGTAGCTAAAAATATTCTTTTAAGCAAGAGATTTAAGAGCTTTTACTGGAGAAGCGGAGCGATGTTAGTAGTTGGTTTTCTTAGTGTTATACTAGAATCAGCAACAGACTTACAACTAAGTAATACGACCGTAACTGTTCTTGGATTGATACTAGGTGAAATTACAAAGTTATTAAATACTAAATAATATCTTTACTCGGCCATTCGGCAGTCAGATCTAGTCTCCCGGAAACATTTGGGAAAAGGGATCAAAGCACCGGTGGATACAAAGTAAAGATTTCAAGCTATGTGCGTGCCGACTAAGCAAGCACTGAAAAAAAGCCTAGGAGACAATTACTTGTTAATCCAAGGCTTTTTGTCACTTCATTACACACTTGCAAGGCTCCCAATATCCTAGATCCCTCTTCTCGATCCGTGTTTTACCTGGATATTCCTTGTAGTTTGGCACAAAGATAACTCTCTCCCCCATACACTTCTGACAGACTCTCTTCTTAGACATCGGATAAGTCTTGTTTTTGAATTTGGCTTTTACTATCATATATTTCCACCACTAATTAAACTTGCTACTAAAAAGGCGACCAATATCCATATTAACGCTTTGAACCATTTAAGGTAAGTAAGTATGAAGATGAGAAACATTACTATGATGATCATTTTAGTTTGCTTTTAATATCTGCGATAACACTCGGATTATCTTTTATATATTGGTTGTATCTATTTTCTAGTTGTTCTAGTTCGTGATAAAGTTGTCTACTGTCAATTAAACCCCTCATATATTCTCGTTTCATTAGTTTGATTGTTTCGTTCACAAACTCTTCCTGTTGCTTGGCGAGTAAAAAATTTGTTTTCTCAATCCACCAGTCGGCAATTTCTTCGTTTGTTGAATTAGCGGAAAGTAAATGTTTATTTTCAAACCACTCTTTTTTTAATTCTTTCATCTTTATTTCTCTGTTAAATCCTCCGTGCGACTGGGGGAGGAGAGTCTTTTGTTAATAATGTCTATGTATTCCTGTTCTTTTTCTATGAGGATGAAGTTTCGGTTTGTGTTTTTACAAGCTACTCCTGTTGTACCAGAGCCTGCACAGTTATCTAATACTAGGTCGCCTTCGTTTGAAAATGTTTTTATTAAATCCTCAAATAGTAATACTGGTTTTTGAGTTGGGTGGAGTCCTTCATAATCTTTTGAATATTTTAATATATTACTTTTATATTTTTTACCTTCCCACAAATTAAAAGTGGAAAGAAATGAGTTTTTATATTGCCTATTCATTTCTTTTAATTCCAAAAATGTTTTAAACCCTTGCATATTATTTATACTAAAGTCTTGAATCAATTTATTGTAAGTTTCTTCTGTGCAAAGTCTAAATTGTTTTCCCGAACTGTAAAAATGAGTTAAATTAGTATTCCCGTATTTGGAAATTAAATCTTTCATTGGTTTATTTATAAAGTTAAATACTCTAACCGCATATTCCTTGCAAGGGTTATCGTCATTATTTTCACTCTCAAAATGTTTTTTAAACACCAATATATCTTCATAAAATCCAACCATATTTTTATTTACACCTAAAGCATTTGCAAAATTATCTTTTTCCCATATTGCTCTATAGCAAAATTGTATATCTTTTGTTTGTGAATTTATTAAGTTTGTTGTATATGGTTCTTGTGAAAATAAAATCATTATTCCATTTTTTCTTAAAATTTTATTAGCCAAATTAAAGTATTCCTGTGGATTTATTATATTATCCCATTGTAGTTTTTCAATATTCCACCCAGTTGGAGCTTTTTTAATATTCCCGTAAGGTGGGTCGCATAAAATCATATCAATACTCTTATCAGGGATCTCTTTCATCACTTCTAGGCAACCTCCTAAATAAACTTTATTGTATTCCCACTCTTTTTTTAATTCTTGTGACATTTTATTGGGGTTATTAGTTTTTAATCCACTCATTACACACCTGTTTTTCCACCTGCCTAGCATTACCTATTGGAACGGAAATACCGCCTCCGTATTTTGAACCACCGACCACTATACCCATAGGCATTTCAATTTGAGTTTCGGTTCTGTAACTGGTGCATTCCCAGCCAGAAGCAAACCAAACAATACAACCTATACCTAATATTATTATTATTCCTAATATTATTTTTTTCATTCTCTTCTTCTAATTATCCCTTGTTGGACTGGGCAAGGGG